AAGCCTCTACGGAGACACCTTGAGCCGTCTAGACGGTGGGATAGACCACAAAAAATCTCGAGAAAAAATTTGTACAAAGCAATATAAACCAATAACAATCCATATCAATGGCACAACAATCAAGTAATGACCCAGCAAGCCTTACACGGCAAGGTCAATTAAACGCAGCTGGTTCTCAGAGAGCCCTGTTTTTAAAGTTGTTCAGTGGAGAGATGTTCAAAGGCTTCCAGCGTAACACAATCGCTAGAGACCTTGTAATGAAGAGAACACTTACTAACGGTAAGAGTCTACAGTTCATCTACACTGGACGCACAAAAGCCGAGTATCATACACCCGGTAACAGCATACTAGGTAACTCCGATGGAGCACCTCCAGTAGCTGAAAAGACAATTACATGCGATGACCTATTAATCAGTTCAGCATTTGTCTACGAATTGGATGAGACACTTTCTCATTACGATTTAAGAGGAGAAATTTCCAAGAAGATTGGATACGCTCTTGCTGAGAAGTACGACAGACTTATCTTCCGTCAAATTGCGAAAGGTGCACGTCTTGCTTCACCAATCACTAAGTCAGGCTATCTAGAGCCCGGCGGAACACAGATCAGAGTAGGTACAGGTAACGCTACTAACGCTTACGATGCTACACTTCTAGTTAATGCGTTCTATGACGCTGCTGCTGCTCTTGACGAAAAAGGAGTAAGTGGTGAAGGCAGAGTTGCTGTACTAAACCCAAGACAGTACTACGAGCTTATCCAAGCTGTAGGTGGATCTGGCTCAGGTGCATACCTCATCAACAGAGATGAGCAAGGAGATGCATTACAGTCTGGACAAGGTATCATTGAAATTGCAGGCATCAAGATCTACAAATCAATGAACATTCCATTCTTCGGAAACTACGGTACTAAGTACGGTTCTGCATCTGCAACAAACCCCGGTATCACAAGTCCCGGAAACGTAGGTTCATTCATAGGTAGTGATTCTGAGTTAGAAGATGCTAGATCAAACGTAACTGGAATCCATAACAACTATGGTAATCACTCTGACTTTGAAAACAGCTGCGGACTAATCTTCCAGAAGGAAGCCGCTGGTGTTGTAGAAGCTATCGGACCACAGGTTCAGGTAACTTCAGGAGATGTATCAGTAGTATACCAAGGTGATGTGATTCTCGGACGTCTAGCAATGGGAGCAGACTTCTTAAACCCTGCTGCTTGTGTTGAGTTAATCGCTGGTGCTGCCCCTGCTTCAACAGGTAACGCTGCATTTGGTGACAACTATCCAAGTAACGCTTAATTTTTATTTTTTATACGGGGGCTTCGGCTCCCTTTTTTCTTATGGCTACCACAACTATTGAAACCGATACCGAACTATCCGCAGTTAACTCAATACTGGGAGCTATCGGACAAGCACCAATAACACAATTAAAAGATCCCACCACTGGAGTTATAGCTAACGCTAACCCAGAAATACAATTTATATATAACCTACTACGTGATGCAACTGTAGACGTACAGTCAGAAGGATGGCACTTTAACAGAGAACGTCATGTACCATTCAACAAAGATTCTATTACAAACAAGATAGCTATATCAGACGACATAGTTAAAATAGATTTACCAGACAACTGGAGTAGAAGACATTATAATTTTGTTAGACGTAACGGCTTTTTGTATGACAAGATTACACACACTGATGTATTTACTGACATGTCTTCCACAATAGAGTTAGATGTTATCAGGCTATATCCTTTTGAAGACTTACCACCTGTGTTTAAAAGATTTATAACTTACAGGGCATCACGTTCAGCAGCTACACAATTAATAGCTAACCCACAGCTTGTACAATTACTAGGTACACAAGAAGCTATTGCTCGTGCATCTCTTATGGAGTATGAGTGCAATCAGGGTAACCACAGTATGTTTGGATTTGAAGATGATACCGCATACACAACTTATCAACCATGGAGAAACCTTAGAAGATAATGGCAGGCATTACACAAACTATCCCTAGCTTTGTCTCGGGTATTTCAGAACAACCAGACCACTTAAAATTCCAAGGGCAGCTAACGGATATTGTAAATGCAATACCTGATATTACACTTGGACTATATAAAAGACCGGGTGCAAAACGTATAGGAACTACACCTCTATCTAATGTACAGAGTGGTGGTTCTTGGTTTCATTACTATCGTGATGAGACAGAAGGATCTTACGTAGGTCAAGTCGCAGCTGACGGACAGGTCAGAGTCTGGCGTTGCAGTGACGGACTGCTGATGACTACAGTCTATGGCACTGGAGGTCAGACAGCTATACAAAATTATCTAGCAACAAGTGAACCAGAAAATTTACAGTTCCTTACTATCAACGACACTACCTTTGTTAGCAGTCGTGATAGTACTAACGCTAATACTTTAATAGGAGAAACAGGCTCGACACCTAGTAGACCAGAAGCACACTGTGCAATGATTGAACTTATACGTACAGAGAATGGTAGACAATATGGTCTAAATATATTTGACTCTACAGCTACAGGTAATTTAACTACATTAAACAGAGCTACTAAATTAAAAATTTTTTCTGATGATCTTGACGAGTCGGATGGTACAGGTCACTGCCCCGGTATAGGTACACAAGTATTTACAGTTAACGCTGCTACAGGTTACACAGGAACTACTACAAATTTTGTACATGATATAAACGGTCACGCTCCACAGGTACATACGTTTGCTCCTAGTGCTGTAAATGTAGGTACTGAGCATATCACTATAAATAATCATGGGTTAACCACTGGCGAAGAGGTAGTATACTCTACATCTGGAAGTACCATAGGAAACCTTCCAGCAGGCACATATTATGCAGTAAAAATAAACGACAACGTTATATCTTTAGCCGTTAGCCTTAATGATGCTAATAATGATATAGTAAAAAACTTACAGAGTCAAGGCTCAGGCACTCATACACTTGACTGTAAAGGTGTGCTAACTACATCTGGTAAAAGTAACTTAGTATTTAGACTTAGTACTTTAGGTCAGCAAGGTGTTAGCCCTAACTATAATGCAAACAGTGATGGACCCGGTGGAGATAACTATAGATGTAGTTATAACAGAGAAGTCACTTTACTTCATGGTGGTGAAGGTTGGGTTACAGGAGACCGAGTTAGCGTCACCTTAGATTCAGCAAAAGGTGGTGCAGATACAAACGGTAATGGTACACCTGATGGAAACGCTACTTATATTATACGTGTAGAAGAGCATGAAACCACACAAGTTAAAGCTACTCTAACTAATAATGGAGACGGTCTGATACGTCCATCACCTACACCATTTGATGCTGATACAGCAGTTACAGCTGATACTATCTTAGCTGGTATAACAGAACAACTACCTTCTGGCATAAGTGCAAAAGTTATAGGACCGGGAATATATCTATCTAGTTCTAACCCTTTTAACGTAGAGATTGCAGAAGAAGATCTCATGAGAGTTTTTCAAAAAGCAGTTAATGATGTTACCTTGCTGCCTAATCAGTGTCGACACGGATATATAGTTAAAGTATCTAATGCTAGAATGTCTGATGAGGATGACTACTATCTTAGATTTACTGGAGAAAATAATTTAGACGGTGCAGGCTCGTGGAGTGAATGTGCAGAACCTGATATAACTGATACTCTGACTAACATGCCGTTAGTTATACAGCGTACAGGTACGACTACATTTACTGTAAAACAATTTTCATATCAACCACGTAGAGTAGGAGATAATAATACTAACCCTATGCCTACGTTTGTAGGTAAACGTATTAATAAAGTATTGTTTTTCCGTAACAGATTGGCAATATTAGCAGGGGAAAACGTTATATTATCTAGACCGGGCACGTTAGGACAACCAGATTTCTTTATAGAATCAGCTCTGACTGTGTCAGCTAGTGACCCTATTGACATATCTTCAGCATCTATGTTCCCATCTGACCTATTTGATGGTATACAAATCAATGCTGGACTGTTAGTATTTAGTACAAACCAACAGTTTTTGCTATCTACAGACGATACAGTACTAAATCCTGATACTGCAAAGTTAAGAAGTGTATCTACATTTAATTATAATAAGGATATACCACCTATATCGTTAGGAACCACTATCGCTTACCTAGATAATTCTGGTAAATTCAGCCGATTAAACGAGATGGCTAACACATCTAGAGAAGGAGAGCCTGATGTTGTAGAAATTAGTAAGCTAGTACCTACATTATTACCGAAAGATTTAGATTTATTCACAAATTCACGAGAAAACTCTACTATATTAATAGGTAAAACTAACTCAGATACAGTATTTGGTTATAAATATCTAGCTATAGGTGATAAGAGACAGCAACAAGCATGGTTTAAATGGAAACTAAACAATCCATTACTATATCATTTTATTATAAATGACGAATATTTCTTTTTAGATACAGATAATTTCTTACAAAGTATAAAACTTGTACAGTCTGACACTGATCCTATTATTACACAGGATGATGTTAATTATCAGATACACCTAGATAATCATACTACTGTAACTGGTGGTGTATATAATGCAAGTACAAACTTAACAACATTTACTAACCAATCAGACTGGATAGATCAAGTTACTTCACCTAATTATAGTCTAGCTATCATTGACTTAAATACTAACTCAACTCGATTAGCAAGGTATGCTTTACCTACTGTAATTAATGGGGATGACTTTACAGTTCCCGGAGACTGGTCTACAGGTTCGTTTACTATAGGTTATTTATACGAGTATCTAGTTAAGTTTCCTAGAATTTATCCTAAAAAAATTTCGGGAGAAAAATCTTTTGCCGATGTTAACTCGTCACTTGTTTTACATAGACTTAAATTACACTTTGGTAAGATAGGTCTATACGAAACAACACTTACACGTCTAGGTAAATCTGATTACACAGAGGTATATGAATCACCACTGTTAGATGAGTACGAAGCATCAGATGCACCTTATTTAGAAGAGTATATTAAAACTATACCTGTCTACGAGAAGAATAAAAACGTAGATATTACACTTAAATCAAGTCACCCAGCTCCAGCTACCCTAAGAGCAATGGCATGGGAGGG